GCCCCGCAACTCATCATCGGTAAATGATTTGCCACGCCAAGATTCCAAGTCCTTCCGTAACGAAGCCTTTTCGCCTAGCGACAGCGTGTAATTGCGGGTTTGGATTAAGGGTTTGCCTTCATCGGTCTTTAGGTCATCACCGTGCAATTCCCAAAAAAACTTGACCTTACGCAACATATTGACTTTGCCCATGTACTCAGACTTCTGCGTACCGAGGTCAATAATGCGGTATAAACGAGCCAAATGTGACCCAGTTGGTGCAATCTTAAATTCTTTCACGGGTGCGCTTCCTGTAACTATCATTGTTTTCCCCCAAAAATATTAGAAAAATCATCGGCAATAGCAGACAAAATGGGGTTAATCCTACCCTTTTTGGGTAGGCCGCAATGAAACCTGATTAGGTCAATTTCTTCCAATGTCAACATATCGCCATCTTCTGCCTTATCCAAAGCTATACAAAGTTTCTCTTGTTCAGCCATCATATCGTTGTGTAATTCCTGTAAGTCATCCATAAGTTTCTCCATAAGTTAGCCTGAGTAATCAGGTAACTTTACTATAAACCTTTTTTTACCCATGTGCAAGATTTGTTGTTAAAATATCTACTTAACCAATAAAATTACTTTTATGGACTTTAAACTTACACCCAAACAAATGATTCATTTATGCGGTGGCCCTGCCAAAATTGCCCGCAGATTCAAGGTAACCACCCAAGCTGTGCATCGTTGGCAACATGAAGGTTTGCCCCACAGTAAGCTTTTAGAACTGGCAGCGCAGATAGAGCGGGAAAGCCACGGGCTAGTAACCCGTAAGGATATGTTTCCCCAGTCTTGGCATTTAATTTGGCCTGAGTTGCAATAGCGCAAAATTTTGTTTTATACTTAAAGGGCAGAGTGAAGTCTGTTTAGTTTTGCCCTTTATAAGACCCTTTTGGGTAGCTTTGAGTGTTTAGTAAATGAATAAAGGGCATTTATTAAGCAACTTCACCTTAGAGCTACCTAAAGGGGTTTTTCTATTTCTGCGGTCACAGTTGGGCGGGAACCGACACCAGCGACTGCGATACAAGTGCTACTGGGGGATAGTTGATGTAACAGCACACAAATAGGTGGCGAAGCTAGTGCCTATTCAACGAACGACTGGCGGGTTCTGTGGCTCCGAAAGGCAAACAGTTGAAGGAATCTAGGATGGCTGGGTTCCGTTCACCAAAAGGCAACTTAACTTATAAGTTATATATAGATATAACAAATAAACTTAAAAGTAACATAAATAGGTCATTAACCCATTTAATGCCACATTTATAAGCCATTAAATAAAATTGCCCCACATTAGGGTAAGTCCTAATAAACAAAAGTTGATAATGCCTTACGATTACATTACTAACTTAAAGGGGGGAAATATGAAATATTCATTTATTGTTAGAGTTGCCAAAAACATTGGTGCTGTAGATATGGAATTTGAAAATTACAACGAAGCTCTTTCATACGCCAATACATTACGCCAAAATAAAGGCGAATTTGTTTGTTTTATTGAATGTGTTTAGGGGGATTTATGAAATACATCATCGCATTACTATTAACGCTTGGCATTAATACCGTTTTTGCCCAAACCTATGTGGTGACCGACCCACAAGGTAATGTTTCTTATTATGTACAAAAACAGGGTAATTCGGCTCAAATAGTAAACAATCATGGCCAAGTAGTGCAAAACGCCACAATTTACCCAAATCAGGTCGTTACACCGCAAGGATGGGCGATTGGCACACCGTCTTATACCGTGCCTATGTCACCACCAAGCCCACCATCACCACGAGTATTGCAATGACACCGTTAGAACTAGCCGACAAGTTAGAACATCTTATGCAAACTACTAAAGTCGATTACACCGTGCAAGAAGCTGCGGATATGATTCGTGAATTGCATCTTAAAAACCGTGAACTACAAATGCGCCTTGATTCTACAACTGTATGGATGGAATATTTATGACCGCATAGAGAGTTTGGAGAAACAATGCGCTAAATATGAAGAATTGATTGTGAGAATTAAGGCTTGTTAAAGAAAGCGAGTGAGAAATGACCACTTTTACTACCGATGACCGTATAAACGCTTATAGTCATTACAAAATCTATGATGAGCATGGTGAATTAATGCGTACCGTTAAGACTAAACACGAAGCCGAGCATTTAATAAAAACCTATACGGATTGGACTTACCAGTTTGTAAAAGCCGACAAACCTAAATTGGATTTGCCCGATGCGCCTTTTTAAATGGACTGGCACAATCCTTTGTTTGATTGGTATTGGGCTAACCAGTATTAACGAATACCCCGCTAACATTGTTTTTGGCTTTGTAGGTAGCGTAATGTGGGCCATAGCGGGTTGGAAGCAAGACGATTGGGCGTTGTTTTTAGTAGAATTTGCTGCGGTATTGATGTACTTTTTTGGTTTGTATTTGTATATTTTTAACAATCTATCTAAATGGGGGATTTAGTGTGGAATTTGAGAAATTTTGGGAAGTGTGGCCTAAAAAAGTGGCTAAGAAAAAGGCTGAATCTGCTTGGGGGAAGTTATCCCAGCTTGAAAAGCGAGAAGCTTTGGAAGCCTTGCCAAACCACATCAAATATTGGGAACTTAAACGAACTCACATAGACTTTGTGCCATACCCAGCTTCTTGGATTAACGGTGAGCGTTGGACTGACACCCTTGATATGACCCCCGTTAAAGAAAAGGTGGATAGGTCGTGGATGTTTAGTCAACAAGGCATCGAAGCCAAAGCAAAAGAACTTGGCATTTTAGGCAATGGCTACGATACTTACGAAACTTTGAAACGCAAGTGCATGATTAAATTGGGGATGGAAATTGAATAAAGTCTATTGGGGGGATTGTCGTGATTCAATGCGACAAATGGCTAAAGAAGGTGTGAAGGTGCAAATGTGCGTTACAAGCCCACCGTATTATGGGCTTAGAGATTATGGCGCAGACGGTCAAATTGGATTAGAACAAACACCACAAGAATTTATTGACAATCTTGTAGAAGTATTTGCTTGTGTATGGGATATTCTTGCTGAAGACGGAACTCTTTGGGTAAATCTTGGTGATAGTTATGCAAGAGTTGGTGGCGATAGTTCTCAAAAAGGTCGGCATTGGGACAACAGAAAAAATAACCCGACTACTGGACACAATCGTTACGCAAAAGACATGGGAGTAAAAGAAAAAAATTTATTAGGTATGCCGTGGAGATTAGCATTTGCTTTGCAAGAGTTTGGCTGGTATCTACGCCAAGACATTATTTGGCATAAACCTAATCCAATGCCCGAATCTGTAACAGACCGATGCACAAAAGCTCATGAATATATATTTTTGTTAAGCAAAAACCAAAAGTATTATTTTGACAATGAATCCATAAAAGAAGCAGCAACAACAAAAAGTGAAGGAATACGATTTGGCGGTAACAAATATGGCGATAATGATGACCCAAAGTATGCAACTAAATCAGGCAATGTAAGCAAAGAGTATGAAAAAGCAAACAAGCGTGATGTATGGACTGTTCCTGTAAAACCATATTCAGGCGCACATTTTGCGGTTTATCCTGAAGAATTAATACAGCCATGTATATTGGCTGGTAGTCGTGTTGGTGATGTAGTTTTAGACCCCTTTTTTGGAAGCGGCACTACTGGTCAAGTTTGTCAAAATTTGGGCCGTAAATGGATTGGTTGTGAATTAAACAAAGATTACGAAAAGTTACAAAATGAGCGACTTGTTCAGCAAGGACTTGAATTATTATGACCAAAATTACAAATATCAATGTGGGGTTCGGCAGTTGTGTAAATGGCGGTCAGAATGGGGGTTAGCAAAGTTTAGAGAATATCTATCAAACTACAAACTTGATAGTCAATTACTAACAGATTTTGCTGACCAATGGAAAAAAGGTAACAAAGGTAATAAGGGGGAATGGATTGAATGAGTTGGCTCTTTTCGCAGGCGCTGGTGGGGGAATACTTGGGGGACATTTGCTTGGATGGCGAACAGTCTGCGCAGTCGAATGGGAGCCATACCCAGCAAGCGTATTGTGCGCCAGACAAAATGACGGCCTTCTCGAAACTTTCCCGATTTGGGATGACGTACAAACCTTTGACGGAAAACCGTGGCGAGGAATTGTTGATGTTGTATCGGGCGGCTTTCCATGCCAGGATATTAGTTCAGCAGGAAAAGGAGCGGGCATTGAAGGAGAAAGGTCAAAAATGTGGAAAGAAATGGCAAGAATCATTGGCGAAGTACAACCCCAATACGCATTCATTGAAAACAGCCCAATGCTCACTATTCGAGGACTTGAATCCGTGCTGTGTGACCTTGCCAAAATGGGGTTCGATGCAGAATGGGGTTGTATATCAGCAGCAGATTTCGGAGCAAACCATGAAAGGGAGAGAATTTGGGTCGTTGCTACCAACACCAACTTGCCACAATTCAAAAGAAGGTGCTTATCCAGCAGAATACACAAGAAAAACACCAACTTTGGCAACACATATTGGTGGAAAAATTCATCCAATGTTTACAGAATGGATGATGGGGTGGCCGCTAGGGTGGACAGACTTAAAGCCATTGGAAACGGACAAGTTCCAAGAGTGGCTGCTATTGCATGGGAGTTGTTAAATGAAAGAATATGACCCACACGAAGCAATAGACTTTATATTTAAAACCGCACCGCAATACGCTAAAGCGTCAGGTGAGTTGGCCCAGCTTGAGAACTTTCGGCATAGCCTAAAAGCTATCAAAATGTCACAAACTGAGGAACAATCGCTAGGCGCACAAGAACGAGAAGCCTACCGTAGCCAAGACTACCAAGACCTTTGCAAAGCCATAGGCGTAGCGGTTGAGCAAAAAGAAGCCCTACGGTGGCAATTAGAAGCTGCCAAGATGCGGGTAGATATTTGGCGAACAGAGCAAGCGTCAAACAGAAATTTAGATAAGGTGACAAGATGAGAGAATTTGCCGAAGTATTTTTAGACCTAAACCGTCAAATTAAAAAATTGCATAACGCCAAGTTAAAGCAAGACCACACACAAGCCTATTTAATTAGCTGTGATGTGACCGACTTGGCCCAAGAACTTGAGGATGTACTGCAAAACGATGCAAACATTCAATAAGATAATGCGTAACGCCTATGCAACGCACATTGATTACGGTGCGTTTAAAGGCTTAATTCCTAGTAATCCAGCCTTTTGCCCTAGCAATATTGACGGCATAGCCGAGCGCAACGGCAAGTTTTTGGTAATGGAATGGAAACGCCCCAACGAAAAGGTCAGCGAAGGTCAGCGCAGACTGCTACAAGCTTTTGCCAAAACCCATAACTTTACGGTAGTCATTGTGCAAGGCAATACGGATGACGAATTGGTTATACAAGACTTTTGGCAAGTGCAACCGTATGGCTCGTGTGTAAAATTGGGCCAAGGAGTAGAGGAATTTAAAGCCTTTTATGTAATGTGGTATGAATACGCCAATAATGTATAATTTCATTAGTTTAACTAACATCATAGGGCAAACTAATGGAAGAAGTTTGGAAAGATATACCTTTGTTTGACGGTTTATATCAAGCATCTAATCTTGGAAATATTAGGGCCAAAGAACGCAAAGTTAAAAAATACAGTCCGTATTACCAAAAAGTAATTGAGCAAACTTATAAACAAAGATTATTAAAACCAGTTGCCGATAAAAGCGGATATTACAGGGTACATTTGGGTGTAAATGGCAAAAAATACAATGGTTCAGTACATAGAATGGTTTTAATGGCTTTTGTTGGTATGCCACAACAAGGTCAAGAATGTTGCCACAATGACGGAAACCCGCAAAACAATAGATTAGAAAACCTTAGATGGGATACACATTTTGAAAACAATCGTGACCGCAAACGGCATGGCACATATCCTACAGGCAAAGACCACCACAATTACGGTAAACCAATGCCAGCAGAATTAAAAGCCAAACTAATTGCATACCATACTGGCATAAAACGAAGCGATGAAATTAGAAAAAAAATGAGTCAAGCACAAACAAAAAGATGGGCTAATGTACAGAAACAAAAAACTGCTTGAAATAGCAAGGAAATTTTCGTGCCAAAACTGCGGAATACAAGATGGTACGGTAGTTGCCGCACATAGCAACCAATTACGAGATGGAAAAGGAAAAGGAATTAAAGCGCATGATTACAGAATCGCAAGTTTGTGCCACAAATGCCACCATGAAATTGACCAAGGCAGCAAATTATCAAAGCAAGAAAGATTGGAATTGTGGGAAAATTCGCACAGAAACACGATTGCCTGCTTATTTGAACAAGGCTTTTTACATACCAAAGTTTGAAGAAATGACCTACGAAACTTCAAGGTTGCTCGCTATAAATGAATGACTTAGCACTTTATTTTGGAATTGTCATATTAACGCTACCTTTAATAGCGTTGTTTATAGTTCTAAAGGGTCAAATCCCAATTCGTTAGCCACCGCTTTGGCACGGTTTCTAAAGGTTTTATCGTGTTTAGTCCACGCATGGGTAACCGTATTCCACCGACTTGCATGAATCATCTCATGGGCCATAGTACGAATAACCGTATCTAAATGCCCACAACGGGCATCGGAAATAGTAATGGTATGGGCGTGTTTTTCGCCATCGTCATAAAGGTATGTACCCATTGCTTCAGGGTCGCTATCCACGACAAACTTAATTTCTTCAGGTAAGGGTAAATCCCAAGATGAAAACGGTTCTACGCAATACAGCATGGCGTAAATGTTCTCAATAATCTTGGGTGTTAGCTTCATACTTGTAATATTTCACCTCTAAATTCAATTTCGTCTTCTCCGCAAGCCATAATCATCTCAGGCATTAATAACCTACCACGCTCCCACGAAGCCATTACAAAGCCTTGACGCCAGTCTTTAGCGTTATCTTCAGTATAGGAAAAGGATTCGTCATTTGGGTCGGCTAATGTGCCAGTTTGTACACCCCAGTAAGTCTTTTGGTCAAAAGTTGATATTGGGCTACAAGTCAACACATGGGTGTGACCCGTAAAGATATTACAGAAACTTGCTTGTACATTCTGATAACCAGCATACCGACCACCTTTATGCCTGTGTTTAATTACAGTATCGTCATTGACCCAAAACGACCAACAAGTTTCCCAATTGGGAAAGTGGTATTTAAGGTTAAAGCCATCCACCCCTGAAAACTCAGGCGCACGGGCTACTAATGCAGCTTCATACCGCATATCGTGGTTACCTAAAGTCCAAATCAGTTTAGCCCCTGCTGGGCGCACCTTTTCAATGGCTTCTAAATGGGTTTTACAGTAGTTTAGTTCGTCTAATACGCTAGGTTGGCGGTCATAGTTAATCTTTGGAAAACGGCTCAATACAGCCCCGTCAAACGCATCACCGTTACAGATAATGGCTTTTGGCTTGAAATACTCAATAAACTTAATTAAAGCTTTAAATGAGGTCGTTGTGCTTTCGGTAAAGTGGGCATCGGAAAAAATAATGACACGCCCTTCTTCCATTTCCATGCCACGCCTAACACTATGTTGCGTTGCTTCTAAACGCTCTTTTAGTTTTTCTTCTCGTTTTTCTCGCTCAATTTTTGCGTTTTCCGCTAGTTCTTTAATTCTCTTTTGTTTGTAAATAGGGTCGGTATCTAGTTTAATGTTGTGTCTTACTTCTATTGACCGCCTACGAGCCATAATGTTGCGTACATTGACCCCTGTTACTTTTGAAAAAGCGGCAGGGCTTGGATATTCACGCCACTTTGCTATAAATTCTTCATCGCTAAGAAAATATCCGTATTGATTTTGACCCATATATAGCCTTGACTATGATAAAGTTAGCCTATCTTAACCGAAAATTGTTAATTATCAATGGCATACGCTCGTAAGGTTGATGTAAACCAAACAGAAATAGTAGAAACCCTTAGAAAAGCGGGGGCTGATGTATATATTTTGTCAATGGTAGGTAGGGGAATCCCTGATTTAATGGTGTGCTACAACAATGAAACCATCTTGATGGAAGTCAAGCGTGACGCAAAAGCCAAGTACACCAAAGACCAATTAAAGTTTATTGCTAACTGGAAAGGTGGCCCACTTAGTCGGGTTGATTCCCCTGAAGCTGCGCTACGAGCGATTGGATTAGTCCGTGTTGCTGACCAATCTTAAAGTTACCGAATACAACCAAGATTACTATGATGAGCATAAAGATGCTGGTCTAGATTATCTTGGGCATGGCTATTGGCAAGAGGAATACGCCAAAATGGTCGTAGAAGCCTGTAAAACGCCCCGTGACGGCTTTGTCGTAGATGCTGGATGTGCGTGTGGCTCAATCCTAAAAGGCTTTCACAAGTTGAATATGCGGGTTTTAGGGGTAGATTTAAATGAATCCATGATTGGGTTGGGTCGTACCCAATTTGGGTATTATGCTAACGAACTGGTTTGTGGCTCAATCGCTGACACCCCAGCCCTAACTGAAAGCGTTGATTTGGTGCATACCGCACAAGTCTTAGAGCATATCCCGCAAGACCAAATGGATGCCATTTTGCATGAATTTTCAAGAATTTTAAAGAAATCAGGTCGGGCGTTTATTTGCTTAGACGCTGTAAAAGACGGTGAAACTAAAGAAATGTATATGGGTGACCCGACCCATGTAAATATTCAACCGATAGACTACTGGTACAGACTGTTCGCCAAGCACGGTTTTATGTTTGATGTAGAAGCGTATAACAAATTTGTTAGGTCTAAATACAAGCCGACAGAGGACAAAGACGAAAACTTTTTTAACGCCTACCCTTATTGGTCGGTGTGGATTTTGCAAAAAACCTAATATAATGAGGTATGTAAAGGAGTTTCTATGGAAAATTGCGCCCTGTTTCTAGCAACATTGCTACATTCTGCGACTAATACGCATTTTTTTCATTGGAGTACAGGGTCATACGCCCAACACAAGGCTCTTGGCAATTATTACGATGAAATCGTGGAGTTGGTTGATACTTTAGCGGAATCTTACATGGGTAAATACGGAAAGCTGACCAGCTTTCCAAGCGTTTACCACCAGCCAAAAGACCCAGTTAAGTATATGGAATCCCTACAAAACTTTGTAGCTGATGCCCGTCAAGATTTGCCGCAAGATTCTGAACTACAGAACATCATTGATGAGATTGCAGACCTTATCAATTCCACCGCATACAAGCTTAAATTCTTGAAATAAAAGGATAAATTATGCCACTCGTCAAATCAGGTAGCAAAGAAGCCGTAGGCAAAAACATTAAAAAAGAGATGGAAACTGGCAAACCTAAGAAACAGGCTGTGGCTATTGCTCTTGCCACCGAGCGTAAATACTCTAAAGGC